GATTCCTACCCATTGGCGTACCAATGAACAAAGCATCACCCTTTTGGTCAGCCAGTGCAGGTCTAAGTATCTGCTCCCAGACCTCTGGCTTCATGTCAGCGTATTCATCCATAACAAGGAACTTAAGACTGACACCACGCATGGTTTCTGGTCTGTCTGCACCTTTGAGTGCTATGGTCGCGCCATTGACTAACTTTATCTGTAAATTATTAACGTGACTAGATTGTACTACAGGGTGTCCTATCTCTAACAGGACTTGCCACATAATGTCCCTAGCCTGTCCCTGTGTAGGGGCAACGTAGAAGACATGACCACGTTCCGTCTGCAATGCTCTTATTATTAACATCCAAGCGGCTAATCGTGACTTACCTGTCCGTCTACCTGCGGCTATAACTTTGAACCGCGTAGGGTCTTCAAAGACCTCCTGTTGCCAAGGAAGGAGTGATACGTTAAGTTCCGTCAACCTAATATGTCCACATCACATAAGGGGTTGTATCGTCACCACTGCGAATATCAACATGAACAAAGCTAGAAGCGACTCCGATGCCTGTGAATCCCAAGCCAATCGCCTCTTCAACAATAACAAATCTTTCCCAACCATTGTCCACTTTAATATCTGCCGCAATGCCTTGACTGTGAGTTCCTGCAATTTTTTTCTTAGCCTCTATTGGATGTTCTGGGGCGCGATAGCCCGATGTGATATGGAATGGGAAACCACAGACTTCTCTGAGCGCATCTAGTTTTTCAATGAACTCATCCTTCATTTCGTTCTTGCCAGTGTACTGACAATCAAATTCTTCCCTAGTGAAGTACTTAGCCATCTATGATTTCTCCGTCTAAAACTTCTTCGTCTTCATTTGATATTACTGTGGTCTCACCGCCCACCCCAGTAATATTAATTTGTATGGCAGACTTCCCTGCGCCTTTGACAACATCTTTCTCAAATGCCCCTACAGGGACAATGCGGTCAACTATTAGCTTCCATGCGGCTGATTGATGCTTATGGTCGTCATTAAGTGCCGCATCAAAGATTGACTCTAACACCTTCCTAGACTTAGGTGACGTTAGCATCCTGCTTTTGTATTCATTGATGATAGCGGCATCACCCTTGGGGCGACCTCTGGATAGACCAGTCGCTCCTTTTTTTCTTGACACCACATCTGATTTCTTTGGTCGCCCCCTCCTTTTCGGAGGATTCGTTTCAACAGCCATTGAGGACTCTCCTTAAGTTATCTTAAGTATCCTTAGGCTAACGTTTAGTATTTAACTTTAAAGTATAATCATTAAAGTATAATAACTAAGATTACTTAAGTATACTTAAGGCTTGTTAAATTATCTCTTTCTTATGCTTTATATTATAGCATACTTTGAACCAAAAGTCAAGTACTTTCTTTATAAACATTAGACCGCCCCTTGGGTATTTAGTTCAATAAATAATAACTATCTATGTGACCTTTTTAATAGGTATGGTCATCATTAGTCCCCCCAAAGGAATACTTAAGGAAAACAACAACTTAGGGGATAAACACAGGTACTTCTTTTTTTCCAATTTTAGTCTTTTTTGTATGCCAGAGGGTACAGTCACTGTTGTGCCCAGAGCGCGACCCCCCCGACCCCCAAAAAGTTATCCACAGGTTATCCACAGGTTATCCACAAAAGCAAGAATCATGCCAAAAGTTATCCACAGGTTATCACCAAAGTTATCCACAGGCAACATGACTATTAATCCCTTGGCGGTCACAAGGAAAACTTGAAGGTAAAGAGTGAGTATGCTTGCGGATACTATTGGCATGATTATTGCCTGTACTAATGTTGGCATGATTATTGCCTGTGGCTAACAATCGCTAACCATATATAAACAACAATATCCAATAACATTTGGTAATAAAAACAGACTGACAATATAACCTCAGTGCATATATTTATTCTAGGCGTTTTAAGGGCGATTTGAGCGCGTTTATCTGTACCCTATGCCCTAGTACTAATTATTGTCTAATCGCGCTAATCACTGTTTATTGTCTGTAAAGTATTGTTTTATATAGGGTTTTTATTTATGTCATATACTGGCTATAAAATATATGATATTTGATTATATTAATTGGTGTTTATATGCAAATTAATCATAAAAAAACTATATACATTTATATAAATTTATGGTATTTTTAAGGCGACACAACAACATATTAAACAACACAGGAAAAAACACCATGACAAAAAAAGATATATACAACACTCTGAAAGCTAGACAGCTAAAGTACGCAATTGAAGCTAATAGATTGCTACTAAAATCTGAGACATTAAAAGGATGGCAATTGGAACACGTACAATATTTTGCTAAATTAGAGCATATACGTTCTAATACTTTATTAAGCGCAATCAATGCTTTATTGGGTGACGACTATAGAGGGCATAAAGTATTAACTCCAGAAAATGAATTGTTACTAGAGCAATGGAGTGAACTGGAAAAAGAGCGTCTAGGTTTATAAGTAAATATTTTAAAATTTAACAAAGGTAATTAAATTATGAAAAAAGCATATCTACACAACATTAAACACGCGCTAGATAAGGGTTATCGCCTATGTATAAAAGATGGTGAAGAGGGCGATATTCTGGTTAAGACTAGAGGTTATTTTGAAGCTAAGGAAGCCATCGAATGTATGGATTTCACTACAATCCTGTGGCAAACGGAAACCAGTACGGAAGAGCGCGACAATGGCGCGAAACCTTTTAAAACCTTAGCATGGTTCGCGGTCAATCTGTGGAATGATGCTGACGAAACTATCTATGATTATGCTTACAATGAATATACAAAATCATGGGAGCGCCAATACTTCAAATAAAACCTATGGCGCATGGAAGCGCCTTAAGTTTGATTTAATAGTGCCTATGTGATAGCGTAGGCAGTCTTAAACCAAACAACAAATAGGCTGATAAATATGTTTAACTATGTTATTCAAGTAACAAAGAAAAAACAGATAGCGAAATTCTACGCGCCAGACTACGCCACCGCATTGGGCATGGCGCGAATTTATGTTGACAATGATTACACTGTAGTGGTGTATAAGAACTTAGAGGTATAACCTATGCATAGTTTTAGCAAACGTAAAACCAAACCACCACAGACTGACTTGCGTGGCTTTATAATGTGGGAAGGCAATTCTGTACTTGATGGGTCGCCTATTGTCTGTGTTGCTACTTTAAACACTGAAAATAGGAAAACAGGTGCAATGGTGCAAACGTGGATTATTAGAACTGACATGTCGCCCATTGAAGCTAGTAAAGCTAAAAAAGATGACGCAATCTGTGGCAATTGTCCGCACAAACATTCAGTAGATGGCGCTTGCTATGTGAATTTGGGTCATGCGCCTAGGGCAGTATATGACGGCTATAAGCGCGGTATTTATCCGCAGTTTGATATGGTTAAGCATGGGCAATACCTAGCACATAGGCACATTAGGCTAGGCGCGTATGGCGACCCTAGCGCGATACCCTTTGAGGTTAATGCCATGCTTGTTGATTTGGGTGTTGGGCATACTGGTTATACTCACCAAATCGAGCATAAAAACTTTGATAAACGCTATATTGATATTTGCCAAGTATCGGCAGATACGCCTAAACAGGCTTTAAAGTATCAAAGCATGGGAGCTAAAACTTTCAGAGTTGCAATGGCGAATGATAGCCTATACGATACTGAGATTGAGTGCCTAGCTGATAGCAAGGGATTAACCTGTATCCAATGTGGGTTGTGTGATGGGCAGACAAAGAACATTGCTATAGTGGTACATGGTCAACGCAAACAGAATTTTAAAAGCAGTTTAATTCAAACAGTAGAGGTAAATTAATTATGATATACGTTAAAACTTTAAACCTATGGGACAAATCAATCATGGGCGCGATTGAGCGCGGACAAATTAAATTACAGCGCGGTCAATGGTTAACTTGCGGTGAACATGGCAAAAAATGCCGATTCGTAGGCATGGGTTTAAGAAAAAATAAACCTAATGACACAATATGGGTGGTTCATTGGCAAGGTACTGGTAAAAAAACGCAAGAGAAGTTTTTGCAGTCTTGTAAGATATATGTTGGTCAATAAGTACCACAAAGCGCCCTAGTTTGCATTCTGGGGCGTTTTCTAGTGTTTATTGGTGCTACCCTATGTGGTGGCTTTAAAATGGCTTAGAACGCAATTAGAGAGGTATTATGTTAAATAGCAATCAATATTGGATTAAAACAGGCTATATTAATGATGATATGATAGTATCCCATGATGGGCAATTTAACGCCCCATATAGCGAGTTTAAGCAGTGTTTCCCTAATCCCTATGATGGGGTATATATTGCTAGTAATGGGGCAAAATACGGCTATATTATAGATATGGCTGATTGCAGTGAAGTGATTAAAATAGTTCATTTTGAATAATTAGAGGTGTAATTCTATGAGTACGTTAAATTGTATAATTAAGATGGATAACTACCAGAAAGAAGTACTTGTATCCATTAATGATGGAATAGGGTCAAATGTATCTGATGATGATATATTTTATCACTATGAGACATTTGAGGAAATAATCCGCAACAATGCCCTTGATTTTGAGGTATTAGAAGTTGACGGAACTGATATAAATGAATTTATATAAGGTGGTGTAAAATGATAGCTTATAAATTAAACTTAGACGGAAGTTTGTCAAATAAAGCAGTGTTAGATAATGTTGACGAATTAAATACATGGGTATGGAAGTATAAATTTCCATCAATACGTATTGAGAGTGAGTATACTGGTATTAGTCAAGACTACACGGACAATGGTACAGGTATTTATAAGATAACCAATACAGGGGTACAAGATGCGTAAGCTATGGCGTATATGGGCGAAAGCACTGGGCGATAAGTCTGGTGCTAGTAACTCAGAGGCTGATTATATAGCAGTAGTTAGAACTGTTATAATCGGAGTTAATTTTATAACCTGTTTTTTTATTATGGCAGGGGTGGTTCACAACTGGTGAAATTGAATTAGGTACTGGTAATGGAGTAATACTATGAGTGATATTGTAAAAGATTTTATACAAGGTGCTTTACTTGGTGGTGTACTTATGTTAGGATACATTTTTATAACCAACTATCTGGGAGTATAA